GTAAAAATAAGATATACAACTAATACAGTAGATGATACACCTTGGAGACTTGGGTCACAAAAACTTGAAATTAGACCAGACGGTAGAAGATAATGGCTAAAATTACGATTACTAGATTACCTAACGCTACACCAGAATATGATGCTGGTCAGTTTGATCAGATGATCAGATTACTTGATCAAATAATACTTTTATTAAATACAAACTACCAACAAGATCTTAGAGAAGAAGCAGAGTCGGAGGGTTTTTTCCTTGGCTAATACATTTAAAAGTGCAATGGTTGATATGACATCAACAGATTTAACAACTATAATAACTGTGCCAACAGCTAATCCTGGTGCCACACCCCCTGTTCCACCTACAACAGATGTTATTAAATCTATTTTAATTTGTAATGACTCAGGTAGCACCACACTTGTTGATTTAGAAGTTGTCAGATCATCTGCGACTTTTGAATTATTTAAAGCAAAAAGTGTAGCAACTAATACTACAACAGAATTATTATCTCAACCTCTTGTGTTACAAGAATCTGATGTATTAAAAGCACAAGCAAATGCTGCTAATCAAGTTCACATAATTGTAAGTTTTATGGAGGTTACAAAAGGTCAACTTTAGAAAGGATGAATATGAAATTACAAGGAATGTTTATTACACCTGTATTTACTACAGAGTTAGAAAACAATTATAATTTAGAACAAAAACTTTATGATTTACAAAAACAAGATAAAGTTGGATCACCCAAATCAAATGTAAAAGGGTGGCATAGTAAAGAAGATTTATATTTACGTGAAGAGTTCAAAGAAATAACTCAAGACATAATGTTTCAAGCACAAGAGTGTTTTAACGCATTAAGTGTAGAGAGAAAATATGGGCCTGAAATGACAGGATTATGGGGTATGATAAATCCACCAGGTGCTAGAAATACAGTTCACACACATCCTTTAAATTTTTTATCTGGAGTTTATTATTTAAAAGTGCCAAAAAACAGCGGTAATTTAGTGTTTATTGAACCTAGGCCACAGGCAGAGGTGCTGGATCCACCTAAAAATCAAGACTTATCCGTGCATTTTGCACATAGTGTGCAGTGGGAAGCGAAGGAGAATAACTTGATTTTTTTTCCATCATGGTTACAACATGAAGTACAAGAAAATAATTCTAATCAAGATAGAATTATTTTAAGTTTTAATTTAAGATGGAGAGAATAAAATGCCAATAATTAAAAACGCTGAACAAATAGGAACGGTAACTTTAGAGGACGGAAGAGTCATTCCAAAGTATAACGTCAAAACAGAAACAACACTTACAAACATGGACACAGGTCAAGAATACGAATCTGAAGAAGCTATGCAAGCTGATATAGATGATCCAAACACTTCAACAACCGCTGAAAAAGTCAGACGAGATGTTAAAGTATTTGCTCCATCGTTAAAAGATATGTTAGGTGAGACTCCTAAATCTTAAGATTTTTTACAATCACAATCATCACAACAATGTTGCGCTGAATCTTTTAGGTGTCTTTCAACATCTCTTTCCATTGCTAGTAATCTTTCATGGTATTTACTCACCTTATCTGCAAGGTAGGCGATAGCTTTATTTATATCTTCATTTTCCATATTTATCTCCTGTGATTGTTAATTTTGGTGAGAACCTAATGTAAACATGTTTTGTCTAAAATCAACAGAACTTTTCTAAATTGTTTTCTTGACATCAATTTCATGATATAAAATAAGACAGAAAACAGAATATGACAGATTTTATAGGAGTGTATGATATAGATAACACTGATATTTTTTGTAAAAAAGTTTTTAGTCATTTAAAAAACTTAGAATTAATAAACAGAAACAAAGACGAAAAATCAATCACTGGAAGTCATTATTATTTATTACAAGAACAGGAAAATACTCTCTTAAATTTTAACATTAATTTATTAAATGAATTTCACAATATCATTAATGTTGCTTTTTTAGATTACATAGAAAGATATAAAACAGCTTTTGAATCAGGATCAAAGATTTTTTTAAATCCTAATATTAAATTACAAAAAACTTCTCCTAGTGAAGGTTATCATATTTGGCATTGCGAAAATTCAAGTTTACAAAATTCTAGCAGAACACTATTTTTCTTAATGTATTTAAATAATATTGAAGAAGGAGGAGAGACAGAATTTTTGTATCAAAATAAAAGAGTGCAACCAAAAGAAGGCAGACTAATTATTGCTCCTGCCTCATGGACACACGTGCACAGAGGTAATACTTCATTAAAAGGTGATAAATATATTTTAACAGGTTGGTTTGAATATATAAATTAATTTTGAAAGGATAAAATATGCAAGCAGATTTTACAGTTAGTGGAAAAGTTATAGGTAAGTACCATCTACAAATAGATGAGATAAATCAATTAAATGAAATATTTGATGCAAAAAAATCAACTCTACAAGATTTTAGTCATAAGTTAGCGGGAAACGTAAAAGAAGAAACCAACATTATGAATATGCTATCTTCTGTGCCAATAATTTACTCAATGTATTCTTGTATGCAAGATTATGTACAAAACACAGCACATTTACTTAAAAGTAAAAATACTCCAATAAAAGACTATCATATAGATGGTGCGTGGATTAATGACATGGTTGAGGGTGATTTCAACCCACCTCACGTCCACCGCATCGACCCAGTAACAAAAAAGGCCTCTGGCTACTCAACTGTTTTATTTTTAAAAACACCAGAGATTGTTGCTCCAACAAATTTAAATAAAGAGTCTATGAATGGTTGTTTAACTTTTACAACTGTGGACGGTGAAAATTGTATATCATTTCAACCAGCTGTAGGTGATTTCTATATTTTTCAGGCCAGTCATCAGCATTTTGTTATGCCTTTTAAATTGAAGCACAAAGATAGAATTAGAAGGTCTTTATCTTTTAATTTTACAACTATTTTTGAGGATCACCAACCCTCTAAATCTGATTCATCAATGGCTCCATAAACTCCATTATTTAAATCAGTCCAAAGTTTTTGACCGTGCGCCGCTGTATCCCAAGGCGTACACATAAAAGGTTCCCATATATCTCCAACTGCTTCAGTTCTATGAGTCCATTTAACATCACATTCAATCGTAGTTTTTCTAGTGGTGCCATCGTCTTCTAATACATTAAAAATTTTAATAGGCTTACCGTCACTACCCATTTCTAACTCACCATTAGCATCAGTTTTTAAACTAAACGCATATTTTCTTACAGGGTTTTGTAAAGCTATAACTGAAGTTTCTATATCTATTGCCATTATTTATCTCCTTTATGAAACACGTCTAAATATACCAAAATTAGATGCAGCTATTCTATATAACGACATTGATGTGCCACTTGGTGTAGCCCCAGTATTATAACCACCAGCATGAGGTGCTGATCCTGCAAATAATATCTGACTAGTGATAGTACCTGGTGTATTTGAACTACTTGTTCCTGTATTTAAACCAGCGAAAACTCCACCAACATCTTGACCGCCCATTTGCGACATAGCAGTGCCAACAGCTGAGGCAGAGGGTGCTGGTAAATTAGTCAAGTCCGCTCCTGAAATTTCAGGCAAATTGCCTGTTAATTTAGTAGCATCTAAAGTTTGTGTGCCTGTTACGGTTACACCACCTATTATTAAAGCCATTACTCAATCTCCTCTAAGTTAAATTTATATTTTTTACCATTTAATCTATTCAAAATAAAGAGATTTTCATCGCCCTCTTGAATAGTCCAATGGCCTGAAGTTCCATCAACTTCATTTGCTCTAGTTTTAGTATTATTTAAATTTAAGTCACCTGTATATATGTCTCTCCACTGTTTTGTTGAAGATCCTAAATCATGAGTATCATCAGCAGAAGGTAAAACCGATCCTCCAAAAACAGCACCTGAATTAAATGTTGCTGTACCAGCTTCACTTCCATCAAGTGTAAGCATAGTTATATCCGCAGTATTGTCTGTCCCTTTAAATAAGATATCTGTATCGTTGCCTTGAGCATCTATAGTTATGTTACCAGCGGTAGTTGCTAAAGTAGATGCGGCATCCCCTGTTGTAATATCATCTAAAGCTGTGTCAGTATTAACTGTTGCAAAAGATAAAGTTCCAGATCCGTCTGTACGAATAAATTGTCCAGACGTGCCATCAGCTGAAGGTAAAGCCATAGAGGTAGTACCAAAACCGATTGCATCCATACGAACTGTGCCGTCAAAGAATGCATCTTTAAACTCTAAAGATGCTGTTCCAAGATCAATATCATTAGTTGTGGAAGGCGATAAAGCACCATCTGATAATGTTAATTGATTTGCGTTAGCAACTTTAAATGTAATAACGTCATCAGAAGCTGCTGAGATAGTTGTATCTGCATCTTCATCTAAAGTTAATGTTTGACCATTAAGATCTACTGGAGCAGTAACTGTACCTGGTCCTGCAAAAACATCATACCAGTTTGTACCGTCTGTAGCGACTAGTCTAGTAGCGCCATTTTCTATTGTTAAAGTGTTGCCAGATGCACCAAGTCTTGCTGTCATAGCATAAGGACCTGAAGATCCAGAATCTGTTGTTGCGTTTGTAATTAAATAAATTTTTTGCGTAGCTGGGAACTGAGCAATTCTTACAGCTCCATGTGCTCCCGTTAATCTTATGTGTGCGTTTCTAGCTTGGTTGTTTGCTTGCGATTGTGGTCCATCGGCGTTTGTCAAAGTTGTAACTGCATTGTCACCACAAGCTACATCGACAACACCAGCAATAGAAAACTCTAAAGATTGAGAAAAGTTGTTGTTTGTAATAGTACCCCAAGTTCCTGAATTTTCACCAGTGCCTTGTAGCTCTATTCTCAAACTTGTCGAATATGTCGAACTCATAATATCTCCTATATAAAGTTAAAAATTAAAGTTTGTCAAAACTTTTATGCAGCTTTGTGAACCTCTGTCCAACTAATATCGCTGTTTGAGTCGTCTACTTCTGACCAGAAGGTGCCTTGTAGAGTACCAAGTGAACTTGTAACAGAATTACCAGTCACTGTCAAAGTCGAACTTCCAGATACTGCTACTGTTCCAACATTAGAAGTGGCTGATACGCTTGGAGCCGTGTAGATTGTCTCTTGAGTTTCATCACCAAGGCTTGCTGTCATTCCCACTCCTGTAACAAT